CATATTCAGTATGGTCCGTTAAACTTGGCAGACGAGGAATATTGGGACCATGCAGCAGAACATTGGAACACAACTGTAGATGTCGCAGAGGAGTCTCGATGTGGCAACTGTATCGCTTTTGACATCTCTCCCAGAATGAAAGAATGTATGCCCGGACCAGTTTCTGAGCCGATTGAGGATACGGAGGGCTACTTAGGATATTGCTGGATGCATCACTTTAAGTGTCATTCGGCAAGATCGTGTTACACATGGGCTGCCGGTGGACCCATCAAGGATGATAAGATATCACGGGACTGGCAGAAAAAATCAGGAGATTAATTCTCACTTTCTTTAACAAATAATAATAAATCAGTTATAATATAATAATAAAAAATATATCTAAAGGAGATTATATAATGAAATACTTAAAAACAGCAAAAGAATATTTAGGCGCAATTACAGAATTCGGTCTGTCACTCATCTGCACAGGTGTAGTGTTACAAGTTTTATTTGGAGCAGCAGTTCCCTTTTTGGGCATTGATGTCGTCGGTAGTGTGATAGACATTACTAATCAGCTTGGAAGTCAAGGACTAGTTGGCTTGGTAGCTATCTGGGTACTAGCTTCTATCTATGGCAAACAATAATAGTAAACTAGGATAAAGAAAGTGAGATCCCTGATTTTTCTTTTGGTCTCCCTTCTTGTGATCCAGCCTTTAGCGCTGGCACAAGAGGTGGAACCAATTATAACAGATATCATTGAAGGGCAGACTGCTCCATTCTCTGGAACCCTTCTAAACCCTTCAGCAGTTGCCCAAATGCTTGCCGAGAAAGAAGCAAGCGAAACAGAATGCGAACTACGAATTGAATACGCAGAAGATCGCCAGACAGCGATGTGCGACTTGGTAGTTGATTCCACAACAGCAAGTTTGGAAGCGTTGCAAGAAAGATACAACACCATTATGGATATTAAGGATCAGGAGATTGAAAGATTGACTGAGATTGCCATAGAAGCTGACCATAGAGACTTCAGCACTGTCTGGTTCACAGGCGGCGTGATTCTCGGTGTTGCCACAACAATTGCGATTGCCTTCGCAATTAACGAAATAGAATAGGAATAAAAATGTCAAATCGAGCAGCCAATGTTATTATTAATGATAATGGAAAAATTCTTCTTTTACTGAGAAGTGCTGGTTGGAAGACCGGTCACTGGGGACCCCCCGGAGGCATTGCCGACGAAGGTGAAGCCATAAAAGACACCGCTGTCAGAGAAACATTTGAAGAAACAGGGCTGGCAATAAATAAGGAAGATTTACATTTTTTAATGGCTAAAGTTAAGCGAGACTTCGGTGAAGTTTGGTTCTATACTACGGATAAGTTTTCTGGAGATGTTAAGTTAAGCTGGGAACACGAGAAGTATATTTGGCTTGAATTGGAAGATTTGGATGAATACGATGTGACACTTGAGCCAAGTGAAATTGAAATGATTAAAAATTCTTTTTTAACCAATTCTTAAACTATTTATGTTGAGGGCAAATTTATGAATTTAAATGAAACTTGGCGAAAATATCTGGAAGAGTTAAAAAACTTTGACTTTTCAACCTTTGAGCTTAAAAAACAATTAAAACAAAGTATATGGAAAGAGGGCAAGCTTCGTTCCAATATTACAAAAAAATTATTACAAATTGCTAATGATTTTTGGGAAGGTCTGGGCTTAAAAGATGTTGAGATTGTTGATGTAATAGTCACAGGCTCAATCGCCAATTACAACTGGACAAACATGTCCGATGTTGATTTGCATATCTTGGTTCACTTTGGTGATGTCGATGAGAATGTTGAGCTTGTTGGTGACTTCTTTAGAGCTAAATCCGGTAATTGGAATCGAACGCACGATATCACTATCAAAGGTCATGAAGTGGAAATTTATGGTCAAGATGCAGAGGAACCCCATACATCTACAGGCGTGTACTCTGTCTTGAGAGATGAATGGAACGTAGAGCCATCCTATAGAGAGGTTACAGTCGATGAGAAACTTATTTCTCAGAAAGCACAATGTCTAATGGATATGATTGATGAAGTCGAAAAAATGTACCAAGAAGGCTCTTACGAGCAAGCATACGAAGAGTCAAAAAGAATAAGAGACAAAATAAGAAGGTTTAGAAAATGTGGTCTGGAGACAGGAGGTGAATATTCCCCAGAAAACCTAGCCTTCAAAGTTTTGCGAAGAAATGGGTATTTAGGAAACCTTTCAGATTTTAGAGTTGATTCGTATGATAATATGATGTCTCTGAACTCTGAAGCAGACAAAAAAATTAGATTAACGATAAGATAATGCCACTAAAACAATACAAAGATCCTCACTATATTGTTAAAGTGGAGAAAGCCATAAAAAAGAAATATGGCTATGAAACAATCCAGAATCCAAAAGCAAACTGGACGCCAGAAAAAGAAAAAGAATATCTGAAACAAATTAAAGATTTTTATATACGTCAACAGAAACTTGATGAGAAATCCGAGAAAGTAGAAGTAGATGGAATTTTTGTTTCTAAGAAACTACTTAATAAGAAGAATGATCGATCTTGTCCAGTTTGTAGTATTTATTCATTTAACGCACAAGATGATGTCTATATGAATAAATTTAATTGCTGCTTCAAGTGTTATATTCAGCACGTTGAAGACCGGGAAGAACGATGGCAATCTGGATGGAGACCACAAGGAGATTAAAATTTTATGGCAACGACATTAGAAATCATTAGAGGAATTTCCCAAGCACTTGTCTATGCATATGATGGGGGGCATAAGGAAGACTATACGGACGACGGAGAAGCCCATAGTTTTGGTTTGAAAAGGGAAGAGGGGGATCCAATTATCGATAAGCGAGTAATTGATGGTTTCAAGGTAAAAATTCAGGGCAATAAACTCTGTGTCAATTACCATTCCGAAGTTCACCTTAAAGAAGTTCACGATAATCAATTTGAATCTAACCTTGAGAATACCATCAATGATGTTGTTAAATTTCTAAAAAAAGAATACAAAAAGGTTACTGGCGATACTTTGACCTTGACTGAAGATGGTGAAATGGAAGCTATTGTTCAGAGTACTTCAAGAATTCGCTCTTGGGTTCAAGCCTATAGATGGTATAAGATTGGTGGAATTGATGATGTGAAGCCTGTTGCAGAAGCAAGTGAGGAGCGCTTGAAAGATTCTTTCAAAAATTGGCTTTCTCTTGGCAAAAACGACACAGCTAAATAAGTTAAAAGATCGGAAAATGAATGAGTCACCAATTATCCAAAAAGCAGGTAGTTCAGGAGATTATCAAATCTGGTAAAGATCCTTTTTACTTCATAAATAATTACGCTAAAATTTCTCACCCCATACATGGCTTGATCCCTTTCAGAACTTACGATTTTCAGAAAGATCTTTTAGAGGATTTCAATGATTATCGTTTTAGCATTATTTTAAAAGCCCGTCAGATGGGTATTTCTACAATAATTGGTGCATATATCTCTTGGCTAATGATGTTTCATCGCGACAAAAACATTCTCGTGATGGCGACAAAGTTCCAGACAGCATCAAATTTGGTTAAAAAAGTGAAAGCCATTATTAAAACCTTGCCTGAATGGATACAAATAGCAAACATTTCTGTTGATAACAGAAGCTCATTTGAATTATCAAACGGCTCACAGATCAAAGCCACTTCAACTTCCGGCGATGCTGGACGATCAGAAGCCTTATCTCTTCTTGTAATTGATGAGGCAGCCCACGTCGAAGGGTTGGACGAACTATGGACCGGTCTTTATCCTACAATTTCAACTGGTGGTCGTTGCATTGTTGCTTCAACCCCAAATGGCGTTGGAAACTGGTTCCATCAAACTTATGTAGAGGCTGAATCACAAGCAAACGATTTTCACTCTGTAAGGTTAATGTGGGACTTGCATCCAGACAGAGATCGGGAATGGTTCGAGAAAGAAACAAGAAACTTATCACGAAGGCAAATTGCACAAGAATTTGAGTGTAACTTTAATATGTCTGGTGAAACTGTAATTCATCCGGACGATATGAATAAGATACAACAAATGGTTTGCGAACCAGAATATAGAACCGGCTTTGATCGAGGATTGTGGGTCTGGAAAGAGCGCGATCCGTCTTGTTCTTATCTTCTATCAGCAGACGTCGCCCGAGGTGATGGAAAAGATTATTCTGTTTTCCATGTCTTTAATCTAAATACAATGGAGATTGTAGCTGAATACCAAGGCAAGCCAGCCCCAGATATCTATGCTCCTTTCCTAGTTGAAATTGGAAAGCAGTATGGGGACTGTATGGTGGTCGTGGAAAATAATAACATTGGATACACAGTAATAGAAAAAGTAAAAGAACTCGGATATTCAAATGTTTACCACTCAGTGAAATCAACACACGAGTTTGTTGAACAGTATGTGGCAGAAGCTCGCTCTGATTGTGTGCCGGGTTTTACAACCTCTGGAAAAACTCGACCAATGATTATAGCAAAAATGGAAGAATTTATCAGGAACGGCATAATTAGGATATATTCTTCGCGACTCCATAATGAATTAAAGACATTTGTGTGGAACAGCAACAAACCAGAGGCAATGCGGGGATATAATGACGATCTCGTAATGGCTTTTGCTATAGCTTGTTGGGTTCGTGATACGGCTTTGACTTTAAATCAGAAGGACGTTGAATATAAAAAAGCATTTATAGATTCTATTTTTAAAGAAAACTCGGTAATGGATACTAAAATATCAGGCATGAAAGGCTTTAGACCAGAAAAGAATATTAAGGAAATAAGAGAAATACAGCAATACGCATGGCTTTACAAAGGTTAAAAAATGGCAGCTAAAACTAAAAATCCCAAAAATCCAAATTCAGAATTATTTAAAAGATTAACTAGGTTATTCTCTGGTCCAATTATTGATTATCGAAGTCAAACAATTCGTAAGTATCGTCGGAACCAACTGGATAAATTTTCTAAATCTTTTAAATCATTAAGTGGGCAACAATTTAAGCGCAACGCGCACAAACCATTCGAGAACTTGTCGACAAATGTTATTTCTTCTCAGAATCGCGTTGAGAGATATGCCGATTTTGACCAAATGGAATACACACCAGAGATTGCGTCTGCTCTTGATATATACGCGGATGAGATGACGACTTCTTCTGACCTCTCACCTCTTTTGGGAATCGATTGCCCAAATGAGGAAATAAAAAGTGTTTTAGATTCTTTATATCACAATGTTATAAATATTGAATTTAATCTTTTCGGCTGGTCTCGCACAATGTGTAAGTATGGTGATTTATTTTTATATGTTGATATTGAGGACGGTTTTGGTGTAAAAAATGTGATTGGCCTTCCTTACAACCAAATGGAAAGAATTGAAGGAGAAGATCAAACAAACCCCAATTATGTCCAATTCCAATGGAATTCGGGTGGCATAACTTTTGAAAACTGGCAAGTTGCCCATTTTCGTATTTTGGGGAATGATAAATTTGCTCCGTATGGAACATCAGTTCTGGAGCCAGCCCGTCGTATTTGGAGGCAGTTAACCCTGTTAGAAGATGCAATGATGGCTTATCGCATTGTTCGATCACCAGAGCGACGAGTATTTTATATTGATACGGGAAACATTCCCCCACAAGATGTGGAACAATATATGCAAAAAGTCATGACTCAAATGAAGCGTAACCAAGTCGTTGATCCTTCAACGGGCAAGGTTGATTTAAGATATAATCCACTCTCGGTGGAGGAAGATTATTTCATTCCAGTTCGAGGCGGGCTATCATCAAAAATTGAAACTTTACCCGGTGGAACATATACTGGAGATATTGACGATGTTAAGTATTTGAGAGATAAATTGTTTTCTGCTCTTAAAGTTCCACAATCCTATCTTGCGAGAGGCGAAGGAGCAGAAGAGGACAAGACAACACTGGCTCAAAAAGATATTAGATTTGCTAGAACAGTTCAGAGATTACAAAGAGTTATAGTTTCGGAACTTGAAAAAGTTGGAGTAATTCATTTATATTCGTTGGGATATCGTGGATCTGATTTGGTTTCTTTTAAATTAAAGCTTAACAATCCTTCTAAGATTGCAGAACTTCAGGAGCTTGAAACTTGGCGAACTAAATTTGAAACAGCTTCTGCCGCAACGGAGGGTTTCTTTAGTAAGCGTTGGGTTGCTGAACATGTTTTTGATTTATCTGAAGAAGAATTTCTTCGTAATCAAAGGGAGCTTTTTTATGATAGAAAAATTCAGACTGCCCTTGATGCTGTTGCAGAGGGCGAAGAGTTGATGGGAGCCGAAGGCGGCTTAGGCGCTCTGGGAGGCGAAGAGTTCCCCGGCGAAGAACTAGGAGCAGAAGAAGAACTAGGAGCAGAAGAGGAACTAGGGGGAGAGGAAGAAGCCGGAGAAGAGGGAACTCTTTTATCAGCCCCCGGGAAAAGAGATGAAGAGGAAATCAAAGTAAGACCAGATGGCTCCTACAAGACGCCTCGTTCGAAGAAGTATAATAAGAAAGTTAAGCACCCTCGACAATCAAGAGGTGCGAGAGAAAAATATTTTAAAAGCCTATGGGCGGATGAGACTGCTCGCAATACTAATAGAAATATTTGGAAGGTACCAGAACTTTCAAGCCTTTCAAGTCTCGGAAAAGGTATTTCGGAGAATATTGATTCTAATTATACAGACGAAGAACAGATATTGTTTGAAGCTAATCACAAAATAAAAATGTTAATTGAACAGTTGGAGACCAAAGAGAATGAAAACAAAGCACAACAAAAAGCGTAATACAGTTTTCTTATATGAAATTTTGATTAAAGAGTTAGCAAAGAACATTGTTAAGAAAAATAACGAGAAGAAAAATATTATTCTTTCAATTCTTAAAGAACATTTCCGGAAAGACTCCGTTCTTTACAAGGAACGATATTTGTATGAAGATATATTAGAAAGTAAAAAATTAGATTTTCACACTGCGGAAAAAATACTTCATGAATCTAAAAAAGTTTATTTTAGTGATTTGAATCGTGATGAAATTTATAAAGAACAAAGTAGTGTTATCACTAAAATAAATAAAAATCTTTCAAAAAATGTTTTTTCTAATTTTATTTCAAATTATAAAGACTTGGCAACACTTTCTCAAATATTTGGTGATGATTTAACAGTGAAAAAGCGAATTATGTTGGAGAGGGGCATAATTCAAAAAATGATGACCGAGGAAGAAATAGATGCACAAAAAATGAAGCCAATTGATAATTTGGTATATAAAACATTCATTGATAAATTTAACTCAACGTATGGCTGCCTTCTTGAAGAACAAAGAAAATTATTAACTCAATATATTTTTTCTCTTGCTGATGAAGAGGTTGAATTTAAACTTTTTTTAAATGAAGAAGTCGGGAGATTGAAAGAAGCTATCGATAACTCATTAGGAATGCAGGAAGTCAAATCAGATTCAACAATGCTTGAGAAGACTAAAAAAGTATTAAACTTATTGGAAAGCTATGGCGATCAGAAAATAGATGATAATATGATAAAAAGTGTTCTCAAGGTTCAAGAATTAGCCAAGGAGATCTCCACAGATGGCTGACATACAAATAACTTTCACTCCAGAAGGGGAACAGGATTCTGAGAAAGTCGTTCTTAGCTTAAATATTAGAAAAACATTAGATGGCAATATCATAGTGCGCGACCACTCAGACATTGATATTGTTATTGTCCCCTCAAAGAGAAAAATTGTAACTTTCCCCAAAGACACTGCTACAGAGGAGACCTATGTAACTCAAAATGAGCTGTTTAAATTTTTGCAAAAGAGGGGGGTTATATTGCCAGACAGTATACAAGGCGGGAACGTTTTCGCCTCACTTGAGGCAAAAATACCAGAAAATGACGAAACAAGTTTCTTAAAAACTATCTTAATGGTAATAGCTAAATTTATTGAAAAAGAGAGACCATATTTCGAATATCTTGAGGCATATGAAAAATATCAGGAAGAAAGATTAACTGAACCCAGTGAAGCTGAATCTTCAGAATATGATCCTAGTCGTCATTCACAGAAGAAGGGCACGCTTAGACCAACCCATATACGAAGTCCATATGGGGTGAATTTTATATATGAAGAGTGGGAGAAATGATAAACCTAGTTCACTTCATTTTGTGCGCTTATGGACTCACTTTTATTTTAGTCTATGGAAGCATATTTGACAAAATTCGACCAAAATATAAATTCTTTCATTGCCCATTGTGTGTAGGCTTCTGGGTTGGTGTATTTTTATGGAGTGTTAATGGTTTTACAGAACTATTTATATATGATTATAACTATGTGAATGCCCTACTTTTAGGGTGTTTGAGCGCGGGCACATCATATGCACTAACTATGCTAATTGATGACTGTGGACTAAAAATTAGCGGAGGTGAATGATGGATATTTGGACAGCACGATGGAGGCTCCAGCCGGTTCGACATTGTTGTAGAGGACGCATATCCGAGCGGAGAGAGACCGCTACCAAAGGAATCAAACATGAATAAGGTATTACTTAGAGAATATTATGAATTATGTGAAGGTGGCATATGCCAAGACCTTTTAACTGAAACTGAAAAGCGAATGGTCAATGAGCAGGGAGTCGTCTTCCTAACAGGGGTTATTCAATGCGCTGGTGAAAAAAATGGCAACGGTCGCATATATCCAGAAAGCGTACTTCGTAGAGAAGTTGAGAATTATCAAAAAATTATTGAAGAGAACCGCGCCCTTGGCGAACTTGACCATCCCGATGATTCAGTTGTTAATCTTCGCAATGTTTCCCACATGGTTACAAATTGTTGGTGGGATGGCAATAAAGTAATGGGCAAGATTAAAGCGCTTGATACGCCATCAGGAAATATCTTGAAGTCACTTGCTCAATCAGGCGTTTCTCTTGGAATTTCTTCAAGGGGGATGGGCTCTGTTCACGAAGCAAACGGGAACACAATTGTTGAGGACGATTTCCAGTTGATTTGTTTTGATATTGTTTCAGAACCTTCAACAACAAATGCGTATCTAAATCTTTCAGAGAACAAACAAAGAGAATTACAAAACGAAGCATGGACAAAAGCAGATCGCATAAATCGTGCTTTAAACAATATATTAATGTGAGAATATGAAAACTAACGAATTGAAAAAGGCTCTTAAGCCACTAATTAAACAATGTATAAGGGAAGCCATCTTCGAAGATGGTGTTCTTTCTGGCATTATTAGTGAGGTGGTGAAGGGCGTCAATGTAGCACCAGTCATCAAAGAAGAAAAAACAAAGACAATGCTTGATCTTGAAGCAAGAGGTAAAAAAGAAAAGAAAAATAAAATGCTGAAAGAGCAGAGAAAGAAAATATTGGATTCCATTGGAAGAGATTCTTTTAATGGTGTAAACGTTTTTGAGAATACTGATCCAGCCCCGGCTGAATCAAATCAGCATTCACCCTTGGCAAACGTCGCACCCAATGATTCAGGAGTTGACATTGGTGGGTTATTCAATAGCAATTGGAGCAAGTTGATCTAGGAGGGAACATGGGAATCAACATGGAAGTAATTCCGAAGAAGAATGAAGACCCGATAAGGGCGATAAAAAGATTTATTAAGAAGTGTAAGAAAGAAGACTTTCTTCGAGAAGTAATAGAGAGGAAACATTATAAAAAACCTTCTGATGTTCGAAGATTAAAGAAGATCAGGAGAAAGAAAATTGCTCAAAAATTAAATCGAGAGCAACAAAAAAAAACATAGAAGTCAATTGAGGAGCAAAAAATGGCAGATTTTCAATATAAAAGTTGGGGAAGAACAAGAAGTCCAAAAAATTTAGCAGGCAGTCAAGGCGGCAACGTTGACGTCGTGCTGGTCGCCACCCTAGACGCAGCAACTGACGGATATCCTACGGAGAATCAGAGATTTTTGCACGTTATGGTTCTTGATAGGAATGATGGGGACGAACGCGCCGTAACAATATATGGTTATAATCATGCCTTTGAGAAGTGGGCACCCNTAAANACTTTGGGCAACAGCACTGCCGTTGCTGGGGTTGCTGCAGTAGTAACTGTGACCGATTCCAGTACTGCGCTAGGGTCTCAAACTGCTGCTGATCGAGAAATGGTAACTATTGAGATCGCTGGAATCGACCGCGTAGCCTTCGTTGGGGTCACAGCCGATGTTCTTTGTTACGCAGCTTGTTCCACTTTTTAATGATGGGGAGAGACTAAATGCCAGATATCGGAACGTTAGGCTGGGCTTATATTTCAGGTTCAAATGTTACTGCTAAGCCAAAGGATAAGCAGGTTTGTTTTTTTTCTGGTTCTACAGTTATATCAGGTTCTGATAACTTTACTTATGATCATGCTAATGATGTTGTCAGCCTTTCTGGGACACTAGATGTTTCCGGTACAATTAAAGCATATGAATTCAACACGATTACAATAAGTAACACCGAACATCTAGGTTCAACATCATTTGGTAACAGCACCGGCGACACACACCAATTTACTGGAAGTGTTCTTGTAAGTGGTGCAACCAATGCTCTTCTTGTTGAAAATGGTCGCGTCGGCATCGGCATATTGCATCCCGATTCCATGCTTGAAATACTTGGAACAAGCACACAATTAAAACTATCCAATAACTTGTCTGATTATGCTACTTTTGCTGTCGGTACACACGGCGATTTAGCTATAACAACAGTTGATGCTGCCGCAGCAGCCGCGAACATACAAGTCACCGCAGACGGCACAGCCGAACTTGCCGGCACAACTGTAACGCTGGACTCGGGTGGTGATATTGTTCTTTCTGCTGACGGCGATAACATTACAATGGATGATGGTACAACCACCATTTTTGATTTTGATGTTGCCGATCCAGCATTCAAGATAATGGATGATGCACAAGTTGCGAATTATTGTAGTATTGCTGTGGGAGCAAACGGGGAGACAACTATAACCACAGTGGATACTGATGCAGCGATTGCGCACCTTAACTTTGTAGTAGATGGTGATATTGTTTTGGGTCCTGCAGGCGGTGATGTTTTACCAGATGCAGACAATACAAGAAATTTTGGTTCAGCCTCAAAACGCTGGGCAAATGTATACACTGGAGACTTACACCTCAAGAATGATCGAGGCGACTGGACAATACTTGAGGAAGAAGACTATTTATGCGTGGTGAATAACAGAACAGGAAAGAAATATGAAATGATGTTAAAGGAGATTAAAGACTAATGCCAATTATTATTAGTGGCTCGGGAGAATCAACAACAATTAGTTCTGGATCTCTTTCCGGCTCTGGTGCTATATATATATCGGGTAGCCTTATTGTTTCAGGAAGCAATACGATTACTAATTATGGTTCTTTTATTTCTAATGAAAGTGGCGATGACTACGATTTTAGAGTTGAATCCGTTGACGAGACTCATATGTTTTTTATTGAAGGCTCTTCGAATAGAATAAGCATGGGTGACAATACAGGATCTCCCGGCGCAACATTAGAAGTTAAAAATCATGCTTCTGCTGGTGCTTTCGGCGTGCCTCTCGTACAGTTAAATAGCAACGACACAGACCAGCAATGCCTCGATATTAATGCTGGCAATATTACCGCAAACGTAGTTAACATAACAGCAAACGATGTAACAACAGCAAGAGTGCTTGCTATTGGCGCAGATGGTTTAACAACTGGTAATGCTCTTTATGTTGATGACAACTCAGCAGACACAGGAACAAGAAATACCGCACTCATAATCCAGAATAACTCAGCGGCAATTGCCGCAACAGCGCTCACCGTTCAGTCAGATGGCGGTATTACAGGAATAAAACTCGACAAAAACTTCTCAGGCTCTGCTGCTGCGACTGTCACCGGCTTGAATATCGATCTGGACAAAATAACAGCCACTACATCAGACAACACCATGTATGGTCTCAATATTGACATGGATAATACCGCAGCCACCAATGGTACCAACACCATGTATGGCTTGCACGTCACACCGACGCTTACCCACGCCGCTGATGCCGGCACCCCCACTGTAAAGGGCGCTGTTATCACTGCAACTGGTGGCACAAACGGAACAGCCGTCGCGACTGGTATGGAACTTACTTCTACTGGCGCTGATACTAACAACGGCTTGATTATTAATTGCGCCGACGGCGGAACCGACATTCAGCTCCTAAGCTCCGCAGACACTGGCGACCTTTTCTCGATTGCTACAACCACTCACGGCGCAACCACAATTACAACAGTTGATGATAACGCCGAAGCCGCAGATCTTACGTTTACTCTTGACGGCGCTTTTGATGTAAACGCCAATCAGGAAGTAGCGATTGATTCGACTGCTGCTTCCATAACAGTTGGCGCTGCATTAGCTGATGGTCAAACATTAAAGTTAGGCAAGAATGGCGCAGTAGAAACGATTATAGCGCCGCATGGAACTGCTGGAAGCGAGCTTTATTCTGTAACGAACACGGCGGGCACTGCTGTTGCAGAAGGGGCTGCTGCGGTTCAACTTCTCGCAACAGCCGGCGGCGTGGGAATTCGCTCAACTGCCAATCTAGCCAACGCAGTTAACATCACAGCAGATGGCGGTACCGATTCCACAATTAATATTTTCAATGATACAGGTACTTCTGCCACAGACGGCTCAGGATCAATTCAATTAACTTCCGACGTCGGCAGAGTTGAGGTTCTATCAGGCTTAGATGCATCAAAAGCGATTTATCTTCATGCTGATGCAGGAACAAGCGAATCCATTTATCTTCATTCCGACCAAGGCACTGGTCAGGGAGCGATAACTCTTAAGACTGACGCCGGCGGCACCTATATCTTGGCTAATAAAGCTAGTGCATATGGCTTGTCTGTAGACAATAATGGTGGAAATGCAAATAGATATGTTGTCAAAGCTCAGGGCGGAGCAGACGATGGCTCGGGCACAACTCACTACTTTTATGCCGCGGACGGAGATGGAGACGCTGTAGGATCAATAAAGAATGTCGATGGGACATTTTCCCTAGCTGACGCGTCCGATAGAAGACTTAAGAAAAATATTGTTGATACTGTCATAAATGGGCTGGAGATAGTTGGCAATATTAAAGTCCGCGACTTTGATTGGATAAAAAATGATATTCATTGTGTAGCAGGGTTAGTCGCTCAAGAGCTACAAGCTGAGTTTGCTCCAGCAGCGGATGGAAGCGAAGATCAGGTGGATCCAGAAACGGGTGAAACCGTCTATATGACCGTTTCAAGGGATGTTTTGGTTCCAGTTTTGATCAAGGCTGTGCAGGAATTGACTGCAAGAGTGGCTGCTTTAGAGGCTGGTTGATAAAATAAAATGAAAAAAAATAGTATTGATAAGGAAAAAGGTGTTTTCTTCAATAATTTATATGAATTTTGCATCGTTCTTTTACAAAGTTCGAACCTTTCGATCATTAACCAACAAAAATTTGTTAAGTTTTTAGAGGAGTTACCAGTAACTGGAACAGGAAGGCTTCTTGTAGAAAAGATGAAAAAGCAGATTTCAGAATCAACAGAAGAAGATCAAAATTCTTACAAAAAAGCCCTTGCCTTCTTAAAGTTTACCAAGCAACAGTGGGATATTCTTGGTAAAGAAGACAAAGACATCACATTCAATTGATATTATAGTCATTTAACGATTATATGCACTATTTATTTTGAATACTTATTTCTAATTAGGTTATTTTAAGGAGTTTATTATGTCATCAATGTTAGAACAGGCGATTATTGACGCCAAAATGCTTAAAGAAGCGGCAATAAAAAATGCAGAGGAGTCTATTGTCGAAAAATATTCTGGTGAAATCAAAGAAGCCATTGATAAAATTTTAGAGCAAGATGGAGATGAATTTGATATGGGAGAAGAGGATATTGATATTCCCATAGCAGCAACAGATGGTGAAGATTTCTGCCCTTGTCCCGAAGAAGATGAGGAGGTTGAATTGGACCTAACTGACATTAAAAAAGAGCTTGAGAAAATCGAAACAGGCGAAAGTAGCGAAGATCTCGGCACTCCCGAGCCACATGAAATGGCTGCTGCTGCCCTTGAAGAAGAAGTTGATATTGACATTGACGACATTGATAAAGAGGATTTGGAAGAAGAACTTGAAATAGAACTCTCTGAAGAGGAATTAAAAGAACTTTTAGAAAAAGTTACTGTCGATCTTGAGCCAACAGCAAGTGACTGGGCAGGTCGACCAAAAAAGGAGCTTGATTTTGAAACAGAGAAAGATTTGGCACGCTTGGCACAAGAAGAAGATGTGGAAGAAGACTTTGACATAATGCGTTCGAAAGCTGAAGAACACGCTAGTACGCAATTCGTAAAGAAAGAAAATAAAGAACTTAAAGACAGCCTTGAAAAACTTCAAGAAGCTGTTAAAACATATCAAGAGCGAGAAGAACAATACAAAGATGTAGTTTCTTCTCTTAAAGAAAAATTTGATGAAATGGCACTCTCGAATACGAGATTGCTTTATACAAACAAAATATTAAGTAGCACCTCCCTGAATGAGCGACAAAAACAAAAAGTTGTCGATGCTATTTCTAATATAAGTTCGGCAGAAGAGGCTAAGGTTATTTTTGAGACCCTTGAAAGCGCAGTGGGATCTATGTCAAAACGACGTGGGCCAAAATCACTGGGCGAGGCAGTTGAGAAAAGAACTTCTTCCTTGTTGACAGGGCGTCGAAAAGACCGACAGTCAGATATGCCGGCACCCGTGCGAAATCGTATGCAACGATTAGCCGGAATAAATAACAAATGAAATTTAAAGGAGATTTCTAAAAATGAGTGTATTAAATAAACTTACTGAAGGAATCGTTAATCGCGATCTCCAGAAGGAAGGTGCTGCTCTGCTTGATAAGTGGGAAGCTACTGGACTTTTGGAAGGAATCGAAAGCGATTCAAAACGTAATGGTATGGCACGCCTTCTAGAGAACCAAGCTAAGGAGCTTCTTAGAGAAGCTTCAACGATGGCTGGTGGTGATGTAGAGGGTTTTGCTGCTGTTGCGTTTCCCATTGTTCGCCGTGTATTCGGTGGACTTATTGCTAACGATTTAGTTAGCGTTCAGCCCATGAGCTTGCCTTCTGGACTGATTTTCTTTCTGGACTTCCAAGTTGCTGCAGCCGGCGGGCTTGGAATGGAAACCGGCGATTCACTGTATGGTGGGAACAAAGTTGGACAGGCGATCACTGGTGGTATTGACCTTGATTATGTTTCGGCAGATGAGATGGGCCAGCAGGCACGCAACGATCTGGACGAAGGTTTTTATAACCTTTCCACCGGATATTCTTCGCCCACGGGTTCAGTAGCTGCTTTGGCTGCAGCACAGTTCGTGGCTCACGATCCCGTGAATCAGAGTGGTGATGCAACGATTGATCTTAACTCTCCGTCCGAAGCGCAAAAGAAGGCTCTTCGTTATGATGCCGACGTCCTTGCGCTTGGCGATGGCCATGAGTGTCTTATTGTCCAGCTTCAGCTTACTGACATTGAGAATGTTTCATCTAATGGTGAGTATCTCAATAAGAAAAACCTCAGTGGCATTAATTTTGTTTTTGCAAATGGTTCTGATGACGAGGTTCAGTTGGTCCGTCGACTGACTACACTTGGTTCATCTGCCAATATGAGGTATGAAGCTGCTTGGGATGGTACCGAGACTGATCTGTATTTTGTTCTTCTCGGTAAGGATGCCGATATTGCTGGATTGGCATCTACAACTGATAACGCCACAGCGCTAAATGGCACTGTTGCTGTCACTTTCCCTCTGCAGGATAACTTTCAGGGAGTCGCTGCAGCAGCAGGGACCTCTCGTGTTGGTGCGGTTGCCGGTGCGAGCGAATGGGGACTTGAGGACAACAGGGACATTCCCGAGATCGACATTAAGGTCGATTCCGTGAGCGTCACCGCAGTTACCAAGAAGCTGAAAGCGAAGTGGACTCCTGAACTCGGTCAGGACCTCAACGCTTATCATAACCTTGATGCAGAGGTTGAGCTTACGAGCATTCTCTCTGAGCAAATTGCTCTTGAGATTGATCGCGAGATCCTCAATGACCTTGTTATAGGTGCCAAGGCTGCTACATATTACTGGTCACGCGCTCCCGGTCTGTTCGTACACCGAACAACTGGTGCCGAGCTTGGTGCTTCATCTGCTGCTCCGGATTTCACCGGTACAGTCAGTGAATGGTATGAGACCCTGCTTGAAACTATTAATGATGTATCAGCTCAAATTCATCGCAAAACGGTACGAGGCGGCGCAAACTTTGTTGTTGTTTCGCCAGAAGTAGCTAGCATCCTTGAGATGACTTCGGGCTTCAGAGCTGCCATCGCTGTCGACGATGATCGCGGCACTGCTGGTGCTGTTAAAGTTGGTGCTCTAAGCAGAAAATGGGATGTTTATGTTGATCCATACTTCCCACGAAATGTGGTATTGGTTGGACGCCATGGCGGATCATTCCTTGAGAGTGGTTATGTCTATGCTCCATATGTACCCCTGCAAGTCACTCCGACTATCTTCGGTACCGAAGACTTCGTGCCCCGCAAAGGCGTGATGACTCGATATGCCAAACAGATGGTTAGACCTGATATGTATGGTTTGGTTATCGTTCGCGGTCTCCTTGGTGAGGCTGGCTCAAGCTAAGCAATAGCTAACGAGTAATAAATTAACCCGTCCTGTTAATTCAGGGCGGGTTTTTTTATTGTTTCTTTGGGATGTTTACCAACAAGAATACTATTTATAGGTGAACTTGAGAATTTTCTCCATGGGTCGAGGCCACTGACCCCTGAAGACTCTTAGCCGAACGTGGCTGGTTAGGATTCGAGAATTTATTCAGGTTATTGCAATAACTCATAAAAGGAGGAAATTTATTATGGGAAAAAGAATAGGAAGAAAAAGACTTTATAGTCTTAATAAAAAGGGGCAGACAAATACCAATACTGCCGGTGCAGGAATTTCGGGTGCTGTCGTGTCAAGCACGGTTCGCAGAGAGGGGAGCAAAGTTCTTACAGAGATCGTTGTAGATCTTGGTACATCCAAGGCAGTCATAGCCTCTGTAGCTACAGATTTAGATATTATCGGTGTGGCCGATGGCACAAACGCCTCTCTCACCACACTTACACCAGCCGTTAATGGGTACATTACTTATGTTGAAATGGCATGTCTTGAGGCACCAACCGGCGGAACCGAAGATATTGACTTGTACCTCGCCGACGAGATAACAACTACTGAAACCGCTGGGTATCTTATCACCGAGGCTACTGAAACAGCCCTTATAACGGCAGGAGGAG